AACAAAACGTGACACAACAGCAAACAGCGCCAAGTATGCGCTTGCCGTAAAAGCGTTTTGGATGACATACAACAAATGATGTTGTGACCCAAGCCCACATGGTTTTTGCCATGTGGGCTTTTTTTTTGCCCTGCTAATTTGAGACCAGTTATTTTTCGACGCGCGCGAGAGGGCGCGCATGGCTGAACAAGGCTCTTAATTAGCATCCCACGCATGCGTGGAATTGCTTTGCATCGCCTACCGTTTTCAGAACTGATAGGTTGCAGGGTTTGTTCCGTGTTTTTTTAGAACATGTTCTACTTTTAAAAGCATAGTTAGAACAAGAAAAGTGAGGATCCATGCGGGTTGCGGAGGTTTTGTTCTAATGTTCTACGTTTTTTGGGTAGGATGGGGAAACTTGGTAAAAACTGCAGAGATCAAGACCTTCTCAGCCAATGCAACGCAAAAAGCAAAAAAATCGAAAAAGGGAGGCATATACCCATTTTTCGTAGAACATTAGAACAACTATATATTTTTTTATAAAATAATTAATAAAAACAACAACTTAGAGAACACGCACCCCCCAAAATCCGTTCTATAAGTATAGTACGAAAAGTAGAACAGACTAGAACATTAGAACAAAACTCAGCGCACAGTTTCCCTGCCTCCAACTGCCGTACAAAACTACTTTTTTTATTAACTGCTTGACTCATATGTCAAGTTATGTTATACTGGAGTCTGGGTCGGGAGGTAGATACCAAGCGACCCTAATTAGCTTCCCACGCATGCGTGGGTTTTGTTTCCACCAATCGGTGTCCTTTGCAGGAACCACAAGGAGAGATCATGATAGTTTCGTTTGTTACAGCATTACCTGACAAGCAGGTAGAGAAGGCAACAGATTGGATGAAGGCTATGCCTCGTTCAGTCCGCAAGACTTTGCGTCTTACCAAGTCCCGTCAATGCAATGTCAATACCCACGATGGCGTGGATGACTACTTAGCCGTTGACTGCCGTGTCGACACATACCACACACAGAACCTTGAGTTCCTTGATCGTGAGTATGGCTTCGATGAGTTCAACGACATCGATGACGAACATGAGGGCTTGACGATCACTTCTGCTATGTCAGAGGTTGAGGCGTTTGAGTACCTCACAGGCTACGACATCATCTAATCACATTTGCAACTAAGCACCCACGGAGACGTGGGTCATCATCTAGGAGATCATTATGGGAAAAGTAAAAGTTCAATACGCACCGCTCGACTTCGCGCCTGAGCAAGAACAACAACTGGAGACAAAGGGGCGCAGTATGTACCTGCTTCTGTGCAACGGCAAACCCTTGGCGTTGTATGACCATCGGGACACTGCCGAGTACGAGATGCACATCTGCTTGCAGGGAGATATGCACGAGGGACATGAGAACAAGTACCGCATCAAGACCATGGGCGTAGTCACCCACTCATACGAGGAGAACTAATCATGAAAGTCAGAGACATACGCAAGCGTAGAGCCAAGAGCAAGTACCAATCCAATGGTTCGTTCAGCTATCTACGCCTGAGTCAGACCAAGCGTTGCCGTACCTACGAGGAGGGATGCTTCATCTGTGACCCATGGCACTTCTACGACACGCACAAGCGTTTCCCCACATGGCATGAACTGATGGATGAAGGAGTATTGAAATGAAGTATTACCCAATGGTATGGATACTGTGGGGAAATGATAGTGTCAGCGATAAGGTGAAACTATCCGATAAACGAGGTGTCCACATGGTCGAGTTGTTTGCTCACAAGATAGATGCCGAGGCGTTTATGCGTGAGTGCAAGGAAGATGACCAATATGGTCATTACTGGATACAAGAAAGGATGGTGGTTGCATGAAAAGCTACAAGCCACATTGCCGTAACTGCGATGAAGAGTATGCCACTGACAGGTGGAAGCTTGGTTACAAACACTGTATGCCATGTGGGGAGAAACTCTCACATGACGCAGTGCGCACAGTCGTGCCTATGCACAAGAGCAACTACATGATGATCACCGACATGGCTGATCTCAAGGGTATCAACAACAAGGGAGGGTTCCACAATGGGCTATAGATCAGATGTGGCATACACGATTCGGTTCGTGAGCGACCACGACACGAACAACGAGCAATCGTTTTATACATTCTTACTGGAGGCAAAGGCTAACCCCAAGTGCCAGATCGCACTAGCGGAGGTGGAGATCAACCATAAGGAGAAGGCGTTCTATTTCACTGCCACTGATGTGAAGTGGTACGACAACTACCCCGAGGTGATGAGTCACATGGCGTTGGTGAAACAGGCGGAGGATTGGTCTTGTCAAGTGAGTGAGGGAAAACTTCATTGCAAGATAGGTTCGATGTTTGTACGCATAGGCGAGGAAGCTAACGACAACGAAGAACGATTCAATGGTGACTACGAATACGATTGGATGAGTGTCAGCAGACAGATCATCACAGACTGGTCATAGAAAAAACTTGAGTAAAACCCTTGACTCAAAGGTCAAGTTGTGTTATACTTATAGCTAGTGGGGAGAGCAGATCAGCTACCCCACTGTTTAGAGACCCACGTATCAGTGGGATTTGTTTTCAACCAAAGGAGAGAGTTATGGAATTACATAAACCCGATCACCTCATCAGCCTTGCCTCATCAGCAGTCCTCGTGAGCGTGGATGTCAACGTATGGTCAGCGACGAAGCAAGACCGAATCATCAGCAATGAAGTTACTGCATCAAAGAATGCAGACAAGAGCGCGGGGCGCTACGTCAAGAACCTCTTGGCAGATCACCCACGTCACAAGGCGATCGTCAACTATCGTCAGACTATCTATAACTGGGTCAAGCGCAGGACTTATAGATGGAACAACTCGCAGGACTTGTTGCCGTCTGTGGATATGCCCAAGTTCAAGCAAGAGTATCACGCACATCAGCAGGCGTTCAACACCCTGCTTGGCGACTTCATCCTTGCCTACGATAGCATTGTCTCGGACATGGCGTTCAAGCAAGGCGATATGTTCGACCGCAATGACTACCCCGCTAAAGAGCAACTGGTATCTAAGTTCGGTGTCCAACTTTTCGTGTCAGAAGTTCCCATGTCAGATTTCAGATGTGGCATAGCGTCAGACATCGCAGAGGATTTGTTTGCTACATACAGTCAACAAGCACAGGAAATAGTATCTCACGTGATGGTGGAGCAACAATCAAGGTTCATTGAAGTTATGAAGTCGATCAGCCATTGCTGTGGCGTTGACGATGTTGGCATTGACGACAACACAGGAGAAACCAAGACCAAGAAGCGCAAGATCTACGACACGACCATATTGAAAGCCAAAGAGATGTGCGATACATTCAAGGGCTTCAATCTTAGCGGTGATCCCCAGCTCGAAGAAGCGCGGGCATCGTTGGAGAGAGCATTGAGTGGTGTAACGGCAGAGGACATTCGAGAGTCCGATGCGGTGCGTCACGCAGTGAAGGAGGATATCGACGACATCCTCGGTAAATTTAGTTCGTTCAAGTGTGTGTAAGTAATAATTAATCCGTCTAGTAACCATTCAGTAAAGAAAGTAATACATCATGGCAAAAGTACAAACAGTCGAGACAGTATCTATCAACGAACTGCGCAGAATCATTCCCCTAATAGCTTCAGAGATCACACCTGTCATACAGTCAGAACCAGGTTGTGGCAAGACCTCTCTGTTGGCTATGATCGCTGAAGACAATGGCGACAAGTGGCGTAGCCCTGCCGATGGCATGAGCATCGAAGGCGACAAGTACGACTACATCTACATCGACTGCCCTGTCAAAGATATGTCAGACATTGGCATGACTATCCCCAACCACACGACTCAGACCCTTGAGTATTACGTCTCAAGCCTGTTCAATCTGAACGACCCCAAGCCTAAGTGTATCTTGGCTGACGAGTTCATGAAGTCGCCTAAGCTATTGCAGGTAGTTTTCACTAGGTTGTTTCTTGAGCGAATGGCAGGTGACAAGCCACTGCCCCGTGGGTCTCTAGTTTTTGCGACATCGAACAATGCAGGCGATGGCGTGGGTGACTCCATGCTTGCTCACGCAGGCAATCGTGTTTGCATCATGCGCATGGCGAAACCCAATGTGCCTGAGTGGTTGCAGTGGGCATCAGAGAATGGTATCTCTCGTGTCATTCGTGCATCGGTGGCTATGTTCCCTCGTTGCTTGGCGTCATACACCACAGGCGATCAGAACGACAACCCATACATCTTCAAACCATCTATGAGTTCCTTATCGTTCGTGTCCCCTCGTTCGTTGGCGAAGGCTGACGTGATCGTGCGCAATCGTGATGCGATTGGTGAGAACGGCACGAAGGTCGCATTGGCTGGTACTGTGGGTGCGTCATTCGCAGGCGATATGGCGGCATTCATCTCAATGGAGAAATCATTGATTGATGTGAAGGACATCGTCAAGTCTCCCGAGAGCATACCCATGCCTAACGACATCAGTGCGCAGTTGATGATCATGTTTCAAGCAGTAGATGTATTGGAGACACAAGATCAGTTGACTAAGTTCATGATGTTCGTTGAGCGTATTCCCTCATCCGAGGTACAAGGCGTGTTCTTCACAATGATGATGCGCAATACGAAGTCCATCCGCTTGGCTCGCAACAATGCCAAGATCGCTGAGTGGGCGAAGAACAACCACGAGTTGTTCTAAAACTTAATCCCACGACACCGTGGGTTCTTATCTTCAGGAGGTTCTATGACATTCAGTATTGCTGAGTTGTTTCTATTGGCGTGGGCGATCGGTGCTTCACTTGGCTATGGCTATCTGCGTGGTGAGTTAAAGCATCATCGCATGGTGACCTGCGACTTGTTGGTCAAGATCGCCAAAGGCACTATCAAGGTGACCGAGACCGATGACTTCATCGAGTTCAAGGAGGTCGAGTGATGTTCACTGCATCAGAGAAGGTAGTGAGAGTGTTGTTCCTGTTAGGAATGATTGTTCTATTGTTAGATTTATTTTATTGGAGACCATGATGAGCAAGCAAGAAACCCGAATCAAGCGTGGGCATATCACGCTAATGAAGCATCCATCCACTGCCCTGTACTCAGGCGTGATGTTGATGGGAACATCCTCAGTCGAGGAGAATGTGCCTACCGCCTACACCGATGGTGTGAACAAGAGGTATGGGCGTAAGTTCTTGGAGAGTCTCGCAGGTGAACCCAATGTGCGTGGTCTCATCCTCCATGAGAATCTTCACGTAGCCTTGAAGCACGTTGTGTTTGGCTCTGCCATGTTCAGAGAGAATCATAAGCTAGCTAACATCGCGGCTGACTTTGTTGTGAATGACATTATCGTCAGTATCGATGGGACTGTCGCAGGTACGAATGAGCGACTCGTAGCGTTGCCAACCGAAGGCTCTGTCTATGACCCAATGTTTCACGACTGGTCAATGCGTGAGGTATACAACTATCTCAAGAAGCATTGCAAGGGCGGTGGTGGTCAGGGTCAAGGTAATCCCCCACCATCGAGTGGGAAACAATCTAACGATGGTGATGGTAACGAAGTCTTTGGTGATGAAGATACGATCACAGTCAACGGCAAGACCTATGACATCTCTCAGTCAGACGAGCATGACTTCATCGGCAAAGAGTTGTCACCCGAGGAAGCCAAGGAAGTAATGGATGGCATCGACAAAGCGTTGCGTGAAGGCGGGATGCTTGCAGGTCGCATGGGTGCAAAGATTCCTAGAGTTATCTCTGACTTGTTGGAACCCAAGATTGATTGGCGTGATGCGTTGCGTGAGTTTGTATCTGCATCAACCAAGGGTAACGATGAGTTCACATGGCGTCGCATGAACAAGCGTCAGATGGCTAATGACATCTACTTGCCAAGCGTGATCAACGAGAGCATCGGTGAGATCATCGTAGCCATTGACACATCAGGCTCGATAGGCAGTGCAGAGATAACCGAGTTCGCTACCGAACTGGTTTCAATTTGCGAGGTCTGTCAGCCCGAAGCGGTGCGTGTTCTTTGGTGGGATACCGTTGTGCATGGTGAACAAATCTTTCGGGACAACTACAACGACATTGCCAAGTTGCTCAAACCATTGGGCGGTGGTGGGACTCACGTCTCATGCGTCAGTGACTACGTAGTTAAGAACAAACTGAAAGCCGAGTGTGTATTGGTGTTCACTGACGGGTATGTAGAGAACGACATCAACTGGAAGATTACTGACCCAACCCTGTGGATGGTTACACAACGCCGCGACTTTGAACCGCCTGTCGGCAAGAAGGTTATGTTTGGTGACGATTGATACATGGTGGGTGAGCATTACCGCAACCGCATACGCAGTAGCTAAGACGAAAGGACAAAGCAAATTGCAATATCGTTATGTGGATGAACTCGCTAGGAGTGTCATATCAAACTTTCCTAGCGCACCGCATCTCTATGCGTTAGAACAACTGATGAGTGTAGGTAATCTGCACCCTGATCTGTGGCGACAAGTGCTGATCAAGATTGATGAACTGGAGGCTAAGAATGGAGGAAGAATGGAAGGAGATATCTCTAGACGAGAAGGAGAACCGCATGAGGCTCAACAAAAATTGTGCGATGCGGATGCTCGTGATACATGGAAGCCAAGCACACCTAGTGGCGCTGATGAATCTGCACCATGAGGAAGAGCATGGAAGCAAGACCAACATCGATTGGCGAGAAGTAATGAAACACATGGATGAACTGAAAGGATGGAAAAAATGCAAGGACTGAATTACACGAGGCTCAATAGCATCTCAAATAGCGTCTCACCCTATCGTGGGTCTGTAAATAGATTCCCTATTGCTAGCCGTAGACATAACACCAAATACTTTCTTGTGCGAGAGGAGGAAGGACAACGCGTGTTTGACATCGTTCATGGTAGCAACTGGAAGCATATTACTTTGACGAAGGCAGAGCATGACAATCTTGCCAAGCAAGGCTCAACCAAACTGCGTAGTTACCAACAACATGATGGCACTTGGGAGTACTACACCTACGAGGTGTCGCCAAACATTCTTGGCATTGTGCGACCTGACAATACGTTCGAGTTCACTAGCGAAAACTATGGTCAGGGTGATCGAGGCATCTTGTCTACCTATGGGCATGGTGAGTTATCTACTAACTCACGCATGGGTGGGATGATATGGACAGGAAGACTTCATGGCAATGGCGAGCGTGGTGCGTTTCCAATCTACAAAGGTATGCGTGTCAACTGTGAAACTATGCAACCAATCAAGCCAATCACAGTCGTTGGTAGGAAGGTCGATCGCAAGGTAGGCAAAGACTTACTGGCTGGCTATACAGACTTCTACATGACGACTGAGGTCATGACCAAGGCGATGGACTACGAGGTGTTTGTCAAGACGATGCTTGAGGTGGTGAATGAGCATGTGCCTAGTGGCGATTTCTATCTAGACCATAAAGAGTACACATCGGTAGCAGATAAATTGATTGATACCGCACCGCTTGATTCGGCAATGCTCTACATCTTTGCGTGGGATATTGGCAATATGCGTTGGAACTTGCGTAGGTTCTCTGACTCACAGATGAGTAGGTATAGCGCACACGAGGACACACCGCACACGATGTTCTTGAATCTCAAGCGCAGACTGAACAAGGAGATATACAAAGCGAACGAGACAGTGTTCAAGAAGGTTGAGTATGTTAATGGGGAGATGTATCCGCCTAGCGAGTGGGGCTACACAGTCATGGTTGATGGACAGGAGGTAAAGCAATATGACTAATACGATTCGAGTGGAGGTGAAAGATGTATATGGGACATTGAAGTACTACCCCCTATGCGAGAAGGCACAACTGTTTGCAGATATAGCAGGGACTAAGACTCTCACGCTACATGCAATCAAAAAGATCGAGGCGTTGGGATACTCAATCAACGCAACGGCACGAGCAATAGATTTTTAAGGAGAGTTAGTATGACATACACATTTAGCAGATATTTTCTTGATGGGTTCGGCACAGAGGAACAACTGAACGAGTTGCTTCACTCAGATGTTCTCCCACTGGTGCGTGAGTTGCAATTCAAGTATGGCTTGAAGGTCATGGGAAAGGTAATGAATGTAGGCTATCCGCAAGAAGATAAAGATTCTTACATGATGTGTCATCCCAATGGGTTGGCAGTGTGTAAGGTATGGACAACAAGTTTGGGCGGTGCTAACTGCGATCAACTAGAGTATTGTTTCCGCACACCTTACTACGCCAAGTCTCGTGGCTCAGATCAAAATGATAGAGAGACTATCCGTAGCACAAAACTTTCATCATTGATGGCGGTACTAAAGCGTCAAGCCGCTGTGCGCAGTAAGAAAGACATCATGGATAACAAAGTAAAGCAGGTCAGGAGTGGTGTTCACGCTCTGCGCCAGTCGATGGGTAATAGCGATAAGCAGAACTCTTTTACGCCTGACGAGATTCATGCGATGTTGGCAACCTTACTAGGGGAAAGTACCAATGGTCTTTCTGTACCATTAGACCTAAATAAATGTAAAAATACACTTGACATTTACAAAGAAGCTGATAAGATACGAGATATAAAGAGAGAAGAGTCCAAGCGGTTCTTTAAGAATCCTTTCTATCTCATTGGCATAGACGACTACAAGCACTTACTCATAGGCAAATTAAAGATGACTGTATTGCATAGTGATACGAGCAAGATGGAGTACGAGATCATTGAAGACTTCAAGCGAGTCAGAACGATTGAAGAGTACCCCGAGTTAGTGCCGTTGATGACAATGATGAAAGTATCTTACGAAACTAAAGAGGTGCGTAGGCTTGGTATGTTGAACTTCCCGATCATGGACAAGTATGACGAAGGGCTTGATGCGGTATTCTTTTATGGCGGTCAACCCACGAACTACGAACACGCATGGATGGCTACCCCATGCCCCACTTGATTGGGGAACTGAGTCCTGTGGTTCACCCCAAGAAATGGGAGTTGATTCGTTTGCCTGTGCGTAAGGTAGACGAGCAGTACATCGTGTATGTGGCTGATGGGTTTCATCGCATATATACAGATGATACTTTGCCTGATGTATTGAAGTCTAAGTTCGCAATGATTCTTGCCAGTGAGGGGAGGTACATGCTTGATTCAAGAATCATTAGGATGACACTTTATACAAACACCGACTTCCCCGAACTCGATGAGGTTGGGTGGAGAGCGAGCGAGACCTACTTCTGTTTAGTTGTAGATCGACCAACTTTAGAGTCACTGAAAGGTGGGATGCAAGATGACGCCTGAGGGTTTAGTTAAGAAGAAGATCAAAGACATTCTTCACGCAAAGGGAGCCTACTTCACCATGCCAATCGGTACTGGCTATGGGGCGGCAGGTGTCCCTGACTTTGTGATTTGTTACAAGGGGAGGTTCATTGGGGTAGAGGCGAAAGCTAATGGCAACAAGCCTACTGCCCTACAAGAGAAACATATGTCAGCCATTCGTGGGCAGGGTGGGTTCACCCTCGTCATTGATGAGACAAACATTGATGCGCTAACGCGTCTATTGGAACAGTTATGAATGAAGAAGATCGTAGCAATCTGCGTGACCTACACGCTGGTTTTGCGTTAGTTGGTTTAATCATGAGAGGAGGATTGTCAGACCAAATAACTCAGACTGCGTATGAGATCGCAGATGCTATGCAGGAAGCACGAGACCGACATAGTGTTGGAATCGTATCAATTAAACGCCAAACCAAAAAGGAGAAGGCAAATGAAACGCAATAAGATTGAACAGGTTCGTGTATTGTTGGAGAGAAACCCACGCATGAAAACCGCAGACGTAATGAAGGCTCTTGGCACTACCAAGTCATACACCTATGTATTGATGAGCAAGGCAAGATCGTCATATCAGAAACAATATGGCGAGACCATTGAAGATCGCATGATCAGAATGAGAGACTTGGCAAAGCGTATTGAAATTGTAAGACCTAATAATTTACCCAAGGGTATGACTGTGGCAGAGGCGGAGGAAATTGTAGCTGACGTGAATCAAGCTATTTCCCAACATGACTCAGTGAATCACCCTACGCACTACACCTCAGGTGGGATCGAAACTATTGACTTCATCGAGGCGAAGCGTCTTGGGTACAACTTGGGTAATGTCGTGAAATACATTACTAGATCAGGACTCAAGGGCAATCAGTTAGAAGACTTGCGCAAAGCGCAATGGTATCTTTCTCGTGAAATCGCCACACTGAAGTAAACCCCGAAGGCATGGTTCGCCATGCCTTTTTTTGTATCTGTACTTTTTGTTAGATAGCGACCCATGACTCAGTGGGATGCTATTTAGAGACCAGTTACTAAGGAGAGAAAATTGCCGAGACCCAAACCCCCTGCGCCTCTTATTGGAAGGCAGGTACGCATGACTGACAAGCAGTGGTTGATACTCAATCAGCTTGGTGGTGCGGAATGGTTGCGCACACTCTTAGAGAAGAAAGCGCCATTCCCTGCGTCGTACTACAAAAAACTTTTAGAGAAACAAGATGTCACTGATAACGATTGACTTTGAGACCTACTACGATAGCAAGATCAAGCTAGGCTTCAAGCATCAGACTACTGAGGAATACATACGCGACAAGCGTTTTGAAGTTATCGGTGTGGGCGTGAAGGTAGACGAGCAACCGACTGTCTGGGTATCAGGCGGTAAGGATAAGCTAAAAGAATTCTTAGCGTCGTTTGACTGGGGCAGCAGCGCGCTTCTGTGCCACAACACCCTCTTCGATGGAGCAATTCTTAGTTGGATCTACGGCATCACGCCCGCGTTCATGTTCGACACTCTATGTATGGCGCGCGCGATTCATGGCGTTGAGGCAGGTGGCTCACTCAAGGCGTTGGCTGACCGCTACGAGATCGGAGTTAAGGGCGAGGAAGTGATTGCCGCTGAAGGCAAGGCACGACTCGACTTCAACAAAGAAGAACTCGAGCGATACGCAGAGTATTGCAAGAACGACGTTGACCTAACCCTCAAGCTATTCAAGATATTGTCGAGCGCGTTTCCTGAGAACGAGATGAAGCTGATCGACATGACTCTGCGGATGTTCACGCACCCTGTGTTCTTTGTTGATGATGCACTACTACAAGAGCGCTACGATGAACTCAAAGAAGAGAAAGAGCAACTGCTCGAGGGCTTGATGGAGAAGTTAAAATGTGAGACCGCAGAGGCGGTGCGTAAACGACTAGCCAGTAATAAACAGTTTGCTGAAGTGTTAGTTGAGCGCGGGGTTGAGGCTCCGATGAAAGAAAGCAAGACAACAGGCAAGCAGACCTATGCGTTGGCAAAGAACGACGAAGGCTTCTTAAAACTCACAGAACATGATGACCCATTTATCCAACAGCTATGCGCGGTGCGACTCGGCACAAAATCTACCATTGAAGAATCAAGGATTGAGAGATTCATTGATGTTGGCAAACGTAACAAAGGACGCCTACCAATCCCACTCAAATACTACGGAGCGCATACTGGTCGCTGGGCAGGCAGTGATAAGGTTAACTTCCAAAATCTACCAAGTAGAGATAAGAAAAAGAAAGCTTTAAAGAATGCAGTCGTAGCGCCTGACGATCACATCGTCATAAACTGTGACTCTTCTCAGATTGAGGCGCGTGTCCTCGTCTGGCTGGCAGGACAGGATGATGTGGTTGAGCAGTTCCGCAACGGAGAGGATGTCTACTCTCTGTTTGCAACAAAGATATACGAACGCCCAATCTCCAAGGCTGACCCAGTGGAACGCTTCGTGGGTAAGACCTGCATCTTGGGTCTAGGCTACGGGACTGGGGCATTAAAGTTACAGCACACGCTCAAGACGCAACCACCTGGCGCGGTCGTTACTGAAGACGAGGCTAAGAACTATGTTGATACATACCGCGACGCCAACGACAAAGTGATTAAGTTATGGCGTGATGGCGACAAGGCGATCGCAGACTTAGCCAACTGGGATGACAAACTCAAGCCCTATTACTACGGCAAGCACAAGTGCCTCAAGGTTACGAAAGATGGTATAGGTCTGCCTAATGGTCTTTCTATCCGATACCCAGACCTCAAACTGGATACGTCAGAAGCCAAGTCTCAGTATGTTTACAAGTCGCGCAAAGGTCCCGTGTCACTGTGGGGTGGGTCGCTAGTTGAGAACGTAGTTCAAGCCTTGGCACGAATCATTGTGGGAGAGCAGATGATCAAGATCAACGAGAAGTATCGCGTTGCTCTGACTGTCCATGATGCGGCAGTGATCGTGGTTCCCGAAGCCGAGAAGGATGAGGCGCTTGCATATATCGTCGAGTGCATGTCTACGCCACCCGAGTGGGCTAGGGGTTTACCCGTAACTTGCGAAGCAAAGTACGCACAGACCTATGGCGAATGTTAATATGTAAAATAAAAGGAGACTTATGATAGAGAAAATGGTAGAATTATATAAGCGGGTAATGCGTCGCGTCACACTGGTAGAGATCACCCAAGAGGAGTTGCGTATGGCACAGTTAGAGAAACTCAAAGCTGAATCAGCGGCAGACTATGCCAAGAGCGTAGTGGCTTACAACGAGGCAAGGATTGCTAGGTTGCACAAGCGCATCTCTGAGTACAAGGCAGAAGAAGCATGACTTGGCCTTTCCCTCCGTTCCCAAATCCCAAAGACACGGGCAACCGAGTCCCCAAGTTCAACCCTGACAACCATGAGGACGCACCGCTATGAAACCTTTGAGTGAAACAACTGCGAGGACAACCATAGGCATGATGCGTTCAATGGCGAGCAATATACCGATCAGTCCGTTTCATTTGATGGCGGCTGATGAAATGGAGCAGTTGCTCGAAGAAAGAAAAACAACGCGCAACGACGCACTAGAAGAAGTTGCTAAAGAGTTTGACAGTATGAAAGCCTTTGGCGATACAGCGGCTAGTTTTGCCGCGTTTGTAAGAGGTATGAAAAAATGAGCAACGTCATTCTATTTAACGGCATTACCAAACTTGACCTTGACCCTGACATGGTGCTTGAGAATACTAAGGGAAAACTGGAGGGTGTAATCCTGATCGGTTACGACAAGGAAGGTGAGGAGTATTTTGCCTCGACCTACGCCGATGGTGGGGATGTTCTGTGGTTACTTGAGCGCATGAAACTGCGCTTGCTAAACGTGGAGGAGAACACATGAGTTTCACATGGTCTTTCTCGTCTTACAAGCAGTACCTTAACTGCCCCAAGCAGTACCAAGAAATCAAGGTACTTAAGCGCTTCTATATTAAGCCGACCGCGCAGATGAACTACGGCAATGAGGTACACAAGGCTTGTGAAGATTACGTTGGAGAAGGCAAGCCCCTTGCCAAGAACTATCAGCAGTTCAAACCTGTGCTTGACACGCTCATGGAGATTGAGGGAACTAGGTATCCCGAGCAGAGGATGGCACTTGATGCTGAAGGTAAGGCGTGTGAGTACGGCAAGGGCTACTGGGTGCGGGGCATCGTGGACTTGATGATTATCGACGGAGACACTGCGTTCATCATCGACTACAAGACGGGAAGCAACAAGTATCCTGAGCCAAAACAGTTAAAGCTGATGGCGCTCATGGCGTTTGCTCACTACCCTGAGATCAACCGAATCAAAGCGGGTTTACTCTTCGTAGTGCATAACAGTTTCATGACTGAAGAATATTCTAGGGATGACATCACAGAACTATGGGATGCGTTTTACCCCGATTTGCGTAGAATAGAAGCATCGTATACAAACGATGTTTGGAACCCCAACCCAACACCCCTATGCGGCTGGTGTCCTGTGAACACTTGCCCCCATCACAAGGAAAGATAATGGCTTACGTTAATAAACCCCGCCCTTACGACAAAGAGTACCAACAACAGAAAGCCCGTGGCGAACATGAGCGTCGCATGGAGCGTCAGAAGGGGCGTCGTGCAATAGACAAAACAGGCTCAGATGCCAACGGCAATGGTAAGGCTGATAAGCGTGAAGGTAAGGATGTATCCCACGTTAAAGCCCTCGACAAAGGCGGCTCTAACAAGGATGGTCTGCGCATTCAAAGCGCGGCAAAGAACCGTTCATTCAAGCGTGACTCCAAAGGTAACTTGGTATCAGAGACTAGCAAGAAAGAACGTAAGAAGTAATCTCTACTGTTAGGCATGAGTGAGTAGGCTGGGGGGTGTCGTTGATCTTGCAGTTGCCCATCCCTTTTATAACCTTGTCAGTCAAGCGGTGCTCAGATCTCCCTCTCCTTTCTGCACGACAGGCTTGACCGACTAGCCCCCGTAAGGGGCTACGTTTTAACACAGTAAGGAATAGTATGAATGTAGTAGACGACACAGTTGTTCGGATGGTGATCCCATCTAGCGACTTACAGTTTCTTTTAGGACACATAGAGCGGTGCGAGGTGCTCAAGGACGACGGCACAAACGCAGAAGTGGTGGTGTACTGGGGCGTACCCGAGATGCAACGCCTTGTACGTGTCTATGGAGATGCTCCTAACCCAATGCTCAAAGAGTACGACTGGCCGGGAATGTTTCAGCCGTTCGCTCACCAAAAAGTTACAGCATCATTCCTTGCCTTACGAGATCGCTGCTTCTGTTTTAATGAAGCTGGCACAGGCAAGACCTCCTCAGTCATTTGGGCGGCAGACTACCTCATGCAGTTGGGGATAGTCAAACGAGTCCTAGTCGTCTGTCCCTTGTCCATCATGTATTCCGCTTGGCAAGCGGATATCTTCAAGACCGCTATGCACAGAACGGTCGGCGTAGCTTACGGAGACGCATCCAAGCGCAAGAAGATCATTAACGGAGAGTACGAATTTGTCGTCATCAACTTCGATGGGGTCAACATTGTTCAAGAAGATATTAGTAAAGTAGGGTTTGACCTTATTGTAATTGATGAAGCCAACGCATATAAAACAGTATCTACAAAACGTTGGAAGACCTTGGCTAAATTGATCACCCCTTCGACCCGCCTCTGGATGATGACAGGCACACCTGCCTCGCAGTCTCCACTGGATGCGTTTGGCTTGGCAAAGCTAGTCAACCCTGCTGGCGTACCCAAGTTCTTCACTGCTTGGCGTGATCGCGTGATGCAACCTATCAGCAAGTTCAAGTGGATACCCCGCGCTATTGCACAACAAGAAGTGTTCAGCGCCTTGCAACCTGCGATCCGCTTCGAGAAGGCAGACTGCCTTGACCTGCCTGAGTTGGTGTATCAGACCCGTGAAGTGCCACTGACGGCCCAGGTGAATAGATATTACCGTGAGTTAAAGAACCAACTGCTGATAGAAGCAGCGGGGGAACAGATCAGCGCTGTTAACGCGGCAGCCAAGCTGAGTAAGTTGTTGCAGTTGTCGGGCGGAGCAATCTATACCGATGACAAGGAGGTGGTGGAGTTTGACGTGTCACCACGCCTGAATGCACTGATGGAGGTGTTGGAAGAGACCAAGCACAAGGTAGTTGTGTTCGTTCCGTTTCGCCACACCATCGTTTTAGTCGCACGTCATTTAAGTTCACAAGGAGTAGCCAATGAAGTTATCAACGGAGATGTGCCTGCAAGGGAACGGTCTGAGATCATCAACCGATTCCAAACACAAACTGACCCAAGAGTTTTAGTTATTCAACCACAGTCCGCATCGCATGGCGTCACGTTAACTGCCGCAGACACCGTTGTGTTTTGGTCTCCCGTTATGAGCGTTGAGACATACCTGCAATGCGTCGCCCGTATTGATCGAGTTGGTCAGAAGAACAGCATGACAGTTGTTCACCTGCAAGGCTCAGAAGCCGAACGCAAGGTCTATCAGATGTTGCAAGGCAAGGTCGATACGCACGAACGACTAGTCGATCTGTACAAAGAGGAGTTAGGGATATGAGTGAAACTACTGAGTTAAATCTCGATGAATTAGTAAAAATATACTTGACAATAAGAAATGAGCGTGAGAAACTCAAGTCTGGTTGGGAAGTAAAAGATGGTGAGCTAGAGCAGGAGATGAAACTGCTAGAGCAGTCCATGCTAACAGTCTGCAACGATACAAACGCAAGCAGTATCCGCACAGAAAGTGGCACAGTGATTCGTTCTCTCAAGGAGCGGTTCACTACAAATGACTGGGACAACTTCAAGAAGTTTGTTCTGGACAACGAGGCGATTGACTTGCTGGAGCGTCGTATCCATCAGGGCAATTTCAAAGAGTTCATGGCTGAGCACAAAGACGATGGTCTACCGCCCGGCGTGAATGTGATGAGGGAGTTCACGATTGTCGTGCGCAAACCCTCCAATTAAGTTCAATTTAGTAACAGGAAAATTATCATGAGTAACGATCTCGCAACAATGTTCAGCGGTGCATTAACCCCTATCGCTGGTTTGGATGAAGACACACTTGCCGTAGCAGGTGGCGCTCGCCAAGGTAGCAAACGCATCTCCATCAAGGGTGGCGTGTTCCGCAAGTATTCTGGCGGTAAAGAAATTGGCGCGATTGAAGACCGCCACATGAACGTGATCTTCGTCAAGATGGCTCACAAAGCCTCCCGCATGTTTTATGACGCAACGTATCAAGAAGGTCAGAAGGTCAGCCCTGTGTGCTGGTCTACTGACTCAGAGAAGCCCGATGCAGATGTCAAGACGCCCTGCGCTTCCGCATGTATTGACTGCGACAAGTCAGCCAAAGGCTCCGGTCAAGGCGGCATGGGTACAGCTTGCCGCTTGTCATGGCGTACAGCCGTGGTCTTGCCTAACGATCCATCAGGCGATGTGATGCAGTTGGTCTTGCCAGCTACTTCATCGTTTGGCAAGGAAGACAACGGTCGATTCCCATTCCGCCCGTACATTCAGCATTTGGCTTCACACAACGTAAGCGCTGGCCGGGTGATCACTAAGATGGCCTTCGATACAAAATCTCCTACGCCAAAGGTTGTGTTCTCACCAGCTGGTAAGGTTCCAGATGAGGACTTGCAGATCATTGCAAATCAAGCCAAGAGCCCAGCCGCAGAAGCCGCTATCAAGATGAACGTCTACCAAGCGGATAGCACAAACGAGATTGAAGTGCCAAGCCACCGCAACGAAGTCGTTGAAGACGAAGCGCCTCCCGTCAAGGTCGAGTCTAAAAAAGCCGTTGCATCTGAAGAAAAAGACATCTCAGACGTGGTAAAAAAGTGGTCTAAGAAATAAGGAATAGGAATGTCACGGACATACAGCGAAGCTTTTTTGATTGAGTTGCACAAGGCTAACCCCAACAGGGCTGGCATTGCATTGGCACTCGCTTGCGTGAATGCAAATCTCCCCGCAAAGTACGTAGCTAACGCGTTAGAAGTAACTCGCATGACGGTCTTTAGTTGGTTCCGTGGCAAACCTTTGCGCCACAACAACCTTGTTAAGGTTGAGACACTAACTGACCTGATTGAGAGTGACACTGCCAAAGGTATTCTTCCAGCAAAGAACACTGCGGCGGCTAAAAATTACCTTGAAGATATGGTCGGGAGAAAATTTGACTAAATAAAAATCGGGGGGAAAGCCGTCAAAAGTTTTAAAGCTTGCGGACGAGCGGTTAGTACCCCCACCCATTCACCGAGCGGGCATAGTCCCGCTCTTTTCAACTCTGGCGAGACATGTTAAAACAATTCTACGAGAAAGCATTGCCTACGCAGGGTGTCTATTGCATAACAAGCATTGGGACTGACAAAAAAGTTTCAAACAAATTTGCAGAGACACTTGACGACGTATTTGCACAGATAGAGACGTTCAAGAAAAAGGGAGTCAACACTTTTGTTGCACTTGGAACGTTCGAGGGTTATAGCAGGAAAGCAGACGACTGCCTCTTCGTGCGATCGTTCTTCATTGACTTAGATGTTGGTGCAGAAAAAGATTATCAGACAAAGGGCGACGCACACACGGCGCTCTACAAACTAGTTGGGGAGACTGGGCTACCTGACCCAGTAGTGATTGACTCAGGTGGCGGGGTTCACGCCTACTGGATCATGGATGAGGACATCCCCAAAGATGAGTGGAAGCCAGCCGCTGAGAAATTCAAAGCGCTATGCCTCCAGCATATATCTATTGACCCAGTGGTTACCGCAGATGCCGCACGTATCATGCGCGCACCTGAGACGTTCAACCACAAGTTTGATCCACCAGAGCCAACGTCAGTTGTTAGTGATGAGATTCACGTCTATAGCTGGAACGAGTTCAAAGACTTTCTTGGCGTTGCACCAGCAGCGCCCGTAGTTCAACAGACACAAGAAGAGATTGAAGCGGAAGATATTCTTGCAAGCATTCCCAAGGGTATCGATGAAGACACTAAAGCAATTCTTAAGCTAGACAACTTTGCAAAATCATTTGAGGTACTAGCGCAAAAAAGTGTTGACGATGAAGGTGGTTGCGCACAGATTAAATTCATGTGTGACAACGCAAAGACCTTAGAAGAACCGTTGTGGTTTGCAGGTTTATCCATCGCTAAGTTTTGTGATGATGGCAAGACCGCTATCCATGAGTTTTCCAACGAACACCCAAAGTACACCTATGAAGATACAGAAGATAAGGCCAGCCGCTTTCCTGCTCCGAGAACCTGTGAGTGGTTCATCGATAACTACCCAAGCCGTTGCGACGGATGTCAGCACAGAGGAAAGATTACAACTCCAATTCAACTCGCAAGAGTCTTTAAACCAGCCCCTGCGCCAAATAAAGAGGACGCAGTTTGGGAAGTCCCGAATACCCAAAAAATTCCTGATTTCCCCGACTTCATGACGCCATTTGTGCGTGGACAGAATGGCGGTATATATTTTGTTCCAGCACCTAAGACAGACAAGCAAGGCAAGAAACATCAAGACGATCCTATCTTGATCTTGGCGCACGACTTGTTTCCCATTAAACGCATGGTAAGCCCGCACGATGGCGAGTGCTTGCAGATGCGTACGATTCTTCCGTTTGACGGGGAACGCGAATTCCTCCTGCCCATGAAGCAGGTGTACGCCAAAGAAGCGCTCAAGGCAATCATGTCCAGCAATGGAGTTTTCTTTGCTTCACACCACGACCAACACCTTATGAACTACATCATCAAATGGGGGCAGTACCTCCAGACAACTGACAAGGCGCTACAGATGCGCATGCAGATGGGTTGGACACAAGACCGCACAGACAAGGAGTGGGACAACAGAAGCTTCGTCATAGGTAGAAAAGAAATCACCCGCACTGGCGAAACTATTGAAGCCCCGTCGTCTCCATTCGTTCGTGGTCTATCACGCCACATTACGCAGAACGGGACCTTTGAGCGTTGGCGTGAGTCAATTGATTATCTAAACAAGCCTCAGTTTGAGTTGCATGCCTTTGCCGCAATGAGTGGCTTTGGTTCTCCCTTGATGTGCTACACGTCTACGTCTGGCGTGGTGATGAGTTTGACAGGCAAGTCAGGTAACGCCAAGACAGGTGCGATGTATGCAGGGCTTAGCGTGTTTGGTCATCCTAAAGATTTGAGTGTAGTGAAAGCTACCGACAACGGCTTGACTGGTCGTTACCTTGGTTTGCACAGTCTTATGTTTGGGCTAGACGAAGTAGGTGACATGAAGGCAGAGGAGATTGGTGGTTTGATTCACAACGTGTCTCACGGTAAAGCCAAGATTCGTATGCAGGGTTCAGTCAATGCTGAGCGGGAGTACGAGATGTCTGCATCAATGACTGCGGTATTGACATCTAACCACGGTTTATACGGCAAGTTAGAAGCCCTCAAAATGAATCCAGATGGAGAAGCAGCACGTCTGATTGAGTTTGAAGTATTTCGTCCAAGCGTATTGAACCACGACGCCAAGCTTGGCGAACATATCTTTGATGCGTTCAAATACAACTACGGTCACGCAGGGCCGATGTTTATCCAACACATCATGAAACTAGGCGACAACTATGTGCTAGACAACATTGCCAAGTGGGAAGAGAAATTCCTAACTGACTTTGGTAACTATGCAGAGTATCGGTTCTACAAAAACTTGGTTGGCACTAACTTTGGTGGCGCAGACATGGCTAATCAAGCTGGCATTACCGCTTGGCAACTTGATCGCATCTATCACGAAACGATCCTGAAGATGATTGAGATTCGTGAGAAGGTTGTGAAGGTTAACCGCACCGACTACCCATCTGTGCTGGGCGACTTCATCAACAAGAATATGGGTAACATCCTTGTGCTTAAAGATGGCAAGGTCACTATGGAACCCAGGGGCCAGCTTGTAGGGCGCATCGTCAGTGAAGAAGGTCTCTTGCAAGTGTCTAAGACTGAGTTCAAGAAGTTCTTGGCAGAGCGCAAAGTCAGTAGCCGTGAGTTTGAGTTCGACATGCGTGACAAGAAGATTCTCGTAGACGACAAGAAGGGGCGTCTCACTACTGGATGGAAGTCAGCGATCAGCACCGATCCTGCATATCTCTATTGGTTTAAGACTGAGATCCCAAACGACTTATTCAATGAATCCGAGTGACATCAAAGAACCTGAGTGGATCTTTCCATTTGATGTGATGGAGGTGGGGGAGAGTTTCTTTATCCCCACCTTGCGCCCTGCCGAGATAATCTACGCTTTAGAAAGTGGAGCCAAGCGCGCCAACGTGAGAGTCAAGTGCTATGTCACGCACAAAGACAATCACCTTGGAGTCCGCGCTTGGCGCATCCGTTAAGGTTCTACGCCTAGCACTTTGAACTGCTCAACCATTTGATGTTTGAGCATGTTTTGTTCAAGCGTAATTGTTTTTATTATTTGATCACGGTCTTTTGGACTTATGTACCTCATGGTACGAATTTCAGTAGCCTTTTGCCGAAGTTTATTTAATTCACCTTGCTTAGCTTGATAGGCATCAACAACACTTGGGTACAAAGGATTCTTAGCCACATACAGCGCATATTGTCCGGGGTCATCCTTCTTCATACTGTAAAGGCGTTTATCAATTTCTTTAATCTTCTTCTCAACTTTGCCGTATAGACGAGAATCAACGTTAGTCTTTGCGCCAAAGAACGAGCCAAACAATGGGATGTCGTTTTTAGGAGTAAACTCACGCTCACCTTTGTCAAGGTTAGCCCAGTTGTAGGTAATCTCACCAATCTTAGAGATACCGTCTAGATAACTATTAGCCAAGAAATAAATAGTGTTTGGACTAATATCGCCAGGTATTCCCAATAAGCCTTCGCCTTCTGTTGTTCTAAACCACCATTTAGCTGCATCTTTGTAAATTTCAGGGATGCGGTCGCTACCAGTAAACGCATCTCCCAAACGACGCTGAGACGCGCTATTAATAGTTTGTCCAATACCATTCATGTTTGTTGCAAATTCAATCATAGGCCGGAAAACGCTAGGAGCAATTGAATCTATAAACCAATTTAAGGATGACTCTGTAACTGGGATTTTAGATATTGGCAAAGGCAAGAATGAATCTAACAAGATAGTTCCTGCAATATTACCAAGACCATCTTTAATAGAAACGTTGCCAGAAAGCATACCGGCAAACTGCGCACCTGTTGCAGCAAACGCCCCCAAACCAAAGCCCCAAGGAATTTGGAACACTAAGTCTTTACCAAGGCCAAGTTGCTGTGACACATTATTTGGAATATGAAAACGCGCAAAGCGAGTCCATTGCTCCATGTTGTCAGTCTTAGTATTGTTACGACCCCACTCATCGTCAGGAGCGCCCAGCATAGATAGGAAATAAAGTCCCATACCACCAGCTGTTAGCGCGCCAACCATGATTTGCGCGTACATGCGATCTATTTTAAAGTTTTTAATGTACTCAGCTTTGGCTACGGGATCATTAGCAATCTGTGGAGGAATATCTGACTCTTCCCATTTTTCGCGTGTAAAAGCAGGCATTACAGCTTCAATTGCACGCACAGCGCCAGTAGCGGCGGGGCGAATAAACATGTATGCAGCGCCTAACTCACGACCTCTTTCGCCAACCTTTTCAAAGTTAGCAAGGTTTTTAACGAACGCTGCGGCTTCTACTGCGGCAGCTCGCTCTGCGGGAGACATCTGCCCTTGCGGCCCCTTTGTGTTAGACATGCCTTCTTTAATGTTCTTAGCCAAAGCCCTGTCTTTATAGATGGTGTACGCAGCAGTACGGCCTGTGAATTCAAACATGTTGTTCCATGTATCAATCAGCCTGCCAGCATCTTCTAAGTTAGTAACAATCCGTGAACGACCGATAGTGTTCTTGCTAAGTTGCTCAAGGTTTGACTTTAAAGAAAAACCCTGCAAGTACGTTGTCTTGCCGCCAAAGCGAAGGTACTCAAGCATGTCTCTTACAAATGGATCTTGAGCGGCATCTAGCAGCATCTTCTTACTTGCTGCGTCGCCTTTCTCTTCTAGCAATGCAACATGCATCGCCTTGCCTAAACCATTCTTAACTATCTGCGCGCTAACAGAACCTAGATACTGAGCGGCGGCTATAGGACCCATCTGTCGGCTAGCGCCAATAGTCCATGCGTTAGTCAACGTATCACGCACAAAGTTAAGCGGCGCAAAGTTGTAGTTGTAACGCGTGTGCATTGCGCCAAAGAATCCTGTTACAGAGTTTGCAAAGTCAAGCAGTGGACTCGCATCACGGAACGTATAACGCAACGCGTTCAAAATCTTTGGGTCGCTAATACGGATGATGTCAATAGAGCCATCAGCGTTGTAATGAAAAATATTTGCACCGCCTTTGTACTTTGACATGTCGGTGGTATTGCGCTCTTCAAACTTAATCGTGTCAACAACCTTGCCGGGGATTACGCCTGTACCAGTAGGGTTGTACTTGTTAGGCTCTACTGAGTTTTTAATTGACTGCGTGTAGTTACGACGACCAGCACGCCCTGCTGATCTGTATGCATCGTTAATCAATTGCAAGACAGGATTATCAGAAGTCTTGAAGCGACCGTCAGCAGAGTGCTCTTGCTCCTGCATCTCTTTGCCATGACTCTCAGGATCAATTAACTCGTCGCTCTTGCTATGCTTAGACAGACCTTTAAATGGCATGTAGTATTGGTAGTTATACATGCCCACCAAATTGGATACGGGTGATGACCAGTAGTTACCAATCTGATTGAGTTTAGCCGTAGCGTCACTTAGCACTTTAGATTCGGAAAGAATCTTTTCAATAGCTGCACGTTCTTCCGGACTCTTCTGCATGTACTCAGCCATGCGTTTATCTACAGTGGCCTTCTCAATACCAAGCACGTTGTAGATAGGCGCATCCATATTTGTGTTGATGCCTTTATGGGTAGATTTAGGATCAGCAAATCGTTTACGCATCTTTTCACTGATACGAGGGCTGTCGCCTAATGGATCGGCATGGTTCTCAGCAAGGGAAGTTAATTCCTGCCATAAAGCTTGCTTTTGCTGTTGTGTTAGATCAACTTTGTGGATAAGGCCAGCAGTACCAGTACGTTGGTCACCAAGAATAGCAATACGACGCTCAGCAGCGCTGATTGGTTTGCCGTTGTGAGTTAAGTTTTGTGTCTTGCTTAGAGGTACAGATGTAACCCACTTAGCAAGGCGACGCTCTGGCTCGTGGAACATTTCAACAATTCTGTGAAATTCATTAAGAGCTTGATCAGTTTTCTTGTCAGTTAATTTAATCCACTCTTGGAAAGACTGGCGAATATTATCTAGTGGCTCTTGCAGGTAATCGGTCAAAAACTGACGTGCTTCACCTGTAGACAGATCGCCCTGCTCTTCAAAGTTATTAAACACGCCAGACATGTCGCGGTTAATTTTCTTTGCCCTATCAAGCTTGTTGAACAAGCTACGCGACGCGTAGCTTTTGTCTTGCACTACGCGAGTGATATTTCTCCAGCCTTCACGCGTACTAAACATTTTATAAAACGCATTACGTTTAGTTGTTGGATTCTCACGCTCACTCAAGTTGTATGACTTGTCTTCTTCGTACAGACCAGACTCGCGAAACTCTGGCTCTTTCTTTACAGGCGCTGCCGGTGCAGGTGGCGCGGGTGTTTTGGCAGAAAGAGGGCTTAGATATATTGGCTCTGTTGGCTTGGCCAAGATGTCATCAAACGCCGCTGAAATTTCTAACAAAAAGTTAAATGGCGCATCCTGACGAGTCTTGTTCTGACGGAAATAGACCTTGTCAACACCAAGAAGTTTTGCAATCGTTAATTTAAACTTTGACCAGCCACTCTTAGCTTCTGGAAGATTAGTGGTCAAGACAGCGCGTTGTGACTCAAGCTGGTTTAAATCATCTTGAAAACTTTCATCAGTCAAAGCATATGCCAAAAACTCCATGATGCTGTAACGTGGTGAGCCGTCCGCATTCTTGCCAACAACTTCAAACGCGTTTGGATGCAACAAAGCCAAAGTCTCAGCAGCCTCGTTCATTAAGTCTTCAAGCTGTTCAACGGCACGGATCTGTTCTTCTGTAAGCTGACTTAGCTTGTTAGTGGTGTACAGATTAATAATTTTAGCCGTACCTGCGTGAACAATCTCGTGCAGTACAGTCGCAGCAGTCATACCTTCTGCTGTTACAAAGATAGTATCTATAGACGGATCGTACTGCGCTAAGTCCCCATTAGGTAACGACTCAACATATTTAATCTTTGTATCAAGTTTTAATGAAAACAATGCTTGCGCAACTGTCTTAAACATCTTTTCGCGTTTTGTAGGCGCGGCAAACTCTGATCGTAAATACTGTAAAACACCCTGCAAGTTATTGTTCTGAACCATTTGAACAATACGATTAGGCAAGTACGTGCTTGGTACACCACCTATATTGGTGCGATTAAAGTTGCGCCTTAAACGTTCATCAAGACGGCGTCTACGCTCACTCATCACCCGTACTTCACGTTGACGCTTTTCAATGTTTGCTTGTTCTTTAGCTTTGCCGTTGACGTCAAGGTTTTTGTTTTCTTGAATTAACTGAACGCCAAGTTTGGCAAACGCCACATCTTGTTGCAAGCCAGCGTTGTTAACAATCTGTCTGAGGTAAACCGCTTTTGCAGCATTTGATAAGCGCTCCCATGCTGGAAACTGAACGCCAAATATCTTGCTCATCTGAGCGCGATTGTCTTCGTAGTTCTGCGCAGCGCGACGTTCTGCGGCTTCTAACTTGCCTTCACCTTCACGAGACTTAACACCTGCCCTATTCTTTGCGGCTAACAATGCAGCGGCAGCTTCTCGATGTTCGGCAGGTGTGTTGTTACGTATGTAACTAAAGTAGATATCTTTGTCAGCAGAGTTTAATTTATCCCAAGTAAACGGCTTAAACTGCACTGGGCCATGCGCTTGTAATGCTGCTTGCGCGTCAACTAATTCACCAAGCAGATCGCTTTCAAGGCGGTTGTTTTCATTTTCTTGCTCACGCAACGCATCTAATTTCTTTTGATCGCCTTTACGCTCAGCTTCGTCAATAGCGTCTTCAATACGTTGAGCTTCAGCCGCAGCTTCACGGTGCTGTTTATTTAAATCCTCTGCCCTTTTAGAAAGCTCACTACGCGTAGCATTTGCTGCTTCAGCTTTGGCGCTAAGTTCTTCAGCTACAGCGTTATAGTTATCTTCAGTGTTAGGAGGAAGATTTTTTTGCTCGTAGCGTCCCGTACCCTTACCTAAAGATTCTTGATAAGCGGCTTCTCTTTCCTGCTCATCTTGTTTCTCGTATTGGTCGGCAAGGTTAAGCGCTTCTTGCAGGTCAGTACCCTGATAAGCTGGCTGCTCATTAGACCTAGCGCTAAGCGTAGATGGCTTAGACAAATCTAAACCAAGGCTTTCTTCCAGCTTGTTCAGCGCCTTATAAGCGTTAGCAATTTTCTTTTCACTTGACCCATCAGTCAGCATTTCATAGACAGCGTCTCTACGAGACATAATGTCTTCTTGGATTTCAGGCGCAAGATCGCCAAGGTTTACTGGTCCTGCGGGAGTTGTTGCCGCTTGTCCTTGCGGCGCTGTTTGCTTGGTTTCAGGGGTCGTAGCGCCACTTGTGGTTCCTTGAGGTGATAAAGATTTAACGAGCGTATCAATGCTGGCGACTAGCTCAGGAGTTGTGCCGTATTTAGTAACAAGTTCAGCAGCGGTAGCCCCGTCATTAAACTCTTGCGTAATAACTTTTTGCGCTACCGGACTTAGTGCAGAGGACTGTTGGACTGCTCCAGCCAAATCTGGCCTAGCATCTGTTCTAGTAGATACCACTCCACCGGGTTTAGGTCCAGCAACTCCTGTGGCGGTCTGGCTTTGGTCGGCGAGTGCAGCCACTCCAGGGCCTGCTCCACCTGCTTGTGTGTCAATTCCTGCAGCATCAGGTGCTCCTTGTTGTGCAAGGTGGTTTCTAATAAGTTCGACGCCATCAGCATTCTTTGTTCCAAAGGGAATCTTAACGCCAAGCGACGTTGCAACTTTGCGGTAATCAGATTGTTTAATAGCTTCACCGCTATCAATCTTGGCGATGTAATCATTAGCTGCTTGAACAGACTCAGGCGTTACGTCCTCAGGCTTAATTGGTTCAGCTTTAGTTTTCTTTGTTGTAGTTGCAGGTGTAGTCTCAGTAACCTCAGGAGCAGCAACGTCAGCAACGAGTGGTTTACCTGCCGCATCGGAAGCTGGCATGAGTAGATCGGCACTCTCTTTGCTGAAACCTACACCAGCACGCTGGACTTCTTCTTTGTCAGTGGTGAACTGCCCAGAGATATTGCCACCTCTAGTAGCATCTTCAGCCAACTCACGTCTAGCTTTAGCCGCTTCGCGTCCGCCCGTCACAGCACCCATGCCAAGACCAGCAAGACCTTCTAACGTACCTTGACCGACTACACCACGCATCGTAGGGACATCAATCCCCTCGCGCTGCAATGCAATGTTCTGCGCCAACTGTTCTTGAGCGCCTTGGGGAAATTCAGTAGCAAGTTCTTTAGCGCCTGTGATAGCGCCTTGCTTTATCACGCCACGTTCAGCGGCAAGTGCGGTTTCTTTTGCAGCGTTTTGTTTAACTGCTTCTTTAACAGCTTCTTTAGTGGCAATACCTTTTGCAAGCTGCCGTGCAAGAGCTGGTTCGACGCCTGTTCGAGCACCAACTGTACCTATTGCAGCACCCATTAAAATTTGATCTAAGTTTTGACCACGATATTCTTGCGCAAGAACCGCGCGAGCTTCAATCTCCTTGGGAGACATATCGGTATTTTCTGCAAGCGCCTGCTTAGTGGCTTCGTAGATAGAGCCTTTAACCGTACCCGCGCCCATTAATGCGCCAGTTAAACCAGTAATACCTAAACCAACTAAAGCAGGGGCGCTAGCAAGGGTAGCTATCAAGCCAGTAGCAATAGCAGGAGCACTAGTACCAAGTGCGTTGGCAAGCATATCTACAGGGGCAACGGAAAACGCTTTGGCTCCAGCTACAACCTGATCAAGCACACCTTTATCCTCTGCATCTTTCATGATGCGGGCGATTTCTTTACTATCCTTTTTAGACTGCGCGCTATACAGACCAGCGATGTAGTCTTCTACGCCACGCAGGTTTTGACCTACACCACTGTCCGCGCCAAAGGCGTCAGCAACCATACGGACACCAGTTACTACGCCAGAGCCAACCTTGAGGGGTATGTCGGCAGTTTGCCGTAAAAGCGGAACCATTTCCTTGTCTTCCGCAGGGGCGGGAGCAGGAGCCGCAGCTTTAGGTGTTTCTTTTTTAGACTCTTCTGCTTGTTTAACAAACTGAGCAAAGAAGTTTTCAGGCGGTGCTTCTTTTTCTTTTTCTTTTTCAGTAACAAACTGTTCAAAGAAGTTAGCCATTTTATTTTCCTAAGTATTCATCTGCTGCGCCAGGCCCAAACATAGCATCAAAATCTGCTTTTCTGGCAGAACTTGAATTAGCTTTTAACGCAGCAATAGCCGCTGCTGGCGGAGCTTGAAAATCTCCAGAGGCTGGACCACTACTAGGAGCAGGTGCGGCAGCAGGTGCTGGCGACCCGGTAGACTTAGTATAGTCTTTAGCAGCTTGCGGGTTAATACGTATACGGCTATACGCTAGTTCACTATCTCGAGCAGCTTGTTCTTTTTGTTTAGTCCAGATTGCTTCTTGATCTGCAATTTTCTTTTTAGCAGCTTCATAAGCTGGCACAAACGCGGGCGTCATCTTGCCATCGTTTTGCTTTGCGTTCATTTCAGCTGTTTTAATTGTCTCGTAATCTGCAGCAAGCAGTTTCATTTGATCAGAAATTTTAGATATTAAATTTAGCTCTCTACCTGACGCAGCGTTATATGCATTAATACGTTTAAGATCATCATCAGTTTCTCGTCTAGCTGCTCGGTCTAGTGCTGAAGTCTGTGAGCGAAGCTGTTCACTACGGAACTGCATGTCAGCGCTGTATTTAGATGCCGCAGCGGAAGACGCATCGCTCTCACGACGTGATTGATAGTCAATAAACTTAGTGTTTAGCGCTTTCATGTCTTCAGCAGCTTTTAGTTTGAGTGCCATAGCCGCATCAACTTCGCCGCGCTTCTCAAGACGTGTAGCGTTATCTAAATCAGCAATAGACTTGTCAATCTCACGGCGCGCTTTCTTCTGCTCTTTCTCATCAGAAATAATGCCGGGCACAGATTGCTTGAGTGCGTTCATACCAGCAACAAGTGTTGGGCCAGGGGTTGATCCCCACGATGCAAAGAACTCAGCCAAGCGCAAATGTCTTTGACGTTCTTTCTCATCAGCCATATTAGCTTTTTCAGCCATCAACTCAGCACGTTGTTTTTGCTGGCCTTCCGATACATCCGCCACACCAGCTTCACGCATTGCTGCTTGACGCTCTGCCATAAACTCTGACAAAGGAGCATTCTTGCGCCTTTCTGCCTCTGCATACTCAGCTTTCATGAACTCAGGAATAGTGGCGGTTTGCTGCAATGCACGATTAACTTGAGGGGCAGCAGGGACAGGCGTTGTTGGCTGAGTAGTTGCGCCCATGATACCGCCCGTAGTTGGGGCAGGTTGTGCAAGGCGTTCTTGCATACCAATCCTAGCTTCAGCTTCACCTTCATCTGCTTCAGTAGAAGGACCACCATACACAGTCTTTCCTTGAGCAAAAGCAACAATACCGCCGGGAGCGTAGCTAGGCATCTGTGGCTGAGCAGCTTGGTATTGAACACCCATAGGACCTGTGCCTTGTGGCTTATTGCCCATCTGACGCTCACGAAGCAAACGCTGAGCCATTCTACGAATAGATGGGCTAGAAGATTCTTTAGCTTGTGCTGCCAAACCTTTCTCATCCATGCTCTCAAGCTGCTCTTCAACTTCGCCGCCCATGTCGTAAGACATGATGCCACCCTTGGCATAGCCTTTAACTTCACCGCCAGCAGCTTGACCGGGAGGTTTCATGGCGTTATAGATAGACGCACCTGAACCAATTGTGCCGATAGCTTGTGTAAGTTGATTAGGCGCAGCTTGATATTGGTTAGTTGTAGACGCCTGCATTGGTAAGCCACGGAGCATGTTAGACATCGTGCCCAACTGCATAAGTGGGTACTGTTGCGCGTTGGCGTAGTCTTGCATGGCCTGATTAATCTTCTGCTGTTCCAGAGCCTGTTGCTGCGCGCCTGCTGCACTTTGAGCGCCATACAAACCAAGTTGATTCTGTTGCTGTTGACCAAGTATGTTTGTAAGGTTAGCGCCTTGTTGACCAAGTAAACCATAGCCAGCTTGAGCACCTTGTACTCCTTGCAGTCCAGTCTGTGCGCCCTGCATACCTTGAGCCGTGCCTTGTAATCCAACTTGCGCACCTTGCAAACCTAATTGACCTGCATTAGTGGCGGCATTTACGCCAGCTAGACCCACTTGAGCGCCCTGCATACCTTGAGCCGTACCAGCCAACTGACGATCAACACCTTGCAAACCCATACCCGCGCCTTGAATACCGGTTTGATAAGCTTGGTTAGCGGCATTAACGCCAGCCAGTCCAGCTTGAGTTCCTTGAATACCTGTCTGTGCGCCTTGCATACCGAGGCCGTACATAGCACCAGCTTGACCAACACCAGCCAACGCACCTTGTTGACCTTGTAATGCAGTGCCAAGACCAGACAAGCCTAACTGACCACCTTGCAACGCAGTGCCTAAACCTTGTTGAGCACCAGACAAACCTTGAAGATTGAGGTTAGCACCAAACTGTTGTTGAGCTTGTGCATTTTGAAACGCTTGTTGGTATGCTTGCGCAGTGTTAGCGTTCTTAAGCGTTGCTAAATTACGTTCAGCTTCAGCGTTCTCAACGGCTTGGCGACCACCGCCAAACGCACCTGCACGAACAGCTTGCGCACCACGAGCTTGAGCAGCAATTTTACCTTGACGATTTAACTCTTCGTTTTGAACATCCAACACATTCTTTGTAAATGGATTCATTAACGCTTCAGTTACACGGGGGTCAGTCGCCATTTGCGCATACTGTTGCCCTGCCATAGCTTGTTGACGAGCTAATGCTTGAGATTGACTAGAAATGTTTTCACCCATGCCCTGGGCGCGGAGAGCCATCTGTCCAATATCGGCAGAGCCTTGTCCATAACCTAAAGCTGTATTAGCTAACTGAGCGGCTTGAGCGCCATAACCCGCACCCGTTTGACCATAACCTGCGCCTTGAGCGCCATAAGCTAAAGCAGGAGAAGCTAAACCAGCAGCTTGTTGTCCAAAACCAGCGCCCATTTCACCGTACTTTTGACCACCAGCAATACCAAGCTTTTGTCCTTCTTGACCAGAGGCAAAGCCAGCATCACCAAACTTGTTAGCGCGCCCAGCTTGTTCTTTTGCCAGTGCTTGCGCATCCGCTGCCGCTGCCAATCCTAATTGTTGGCCTCGTGCGCCAGACTCATAACCTAGCTGACCATAGTTATATGCTTGCTGCGCAGATTGCATAGCGCCAAGACCAGCATGTTCAGCCGCAAATTGAGCTTTATTGTATTGCGCCGTGGGTGACACCATACCAGCAATACCTTGCTGGGCGGCTGTTTGCATAGGGGAAAACCCTGCTATTGATTTGCCAGCGTCATATATAGGTTTACCATCAGGACCTAATATGGGATTGCCTTGAGCATCGTATTGACCACCGTATGCTTGATAGGGCTTAAACCCAGTAATATTAAACTGGCCGCCCGTAGTTTCGCCTGTTACTGGGTCTGTAGTGACGGGGGTTCTATTGCCTTGAAACAACTGCTCTTGAGTTGCGCCCAGCATAGTCTCAACATACGGCCTTGCATACTCAGGAACGTTTGTATTCTGAACAGTAGATGTTGTCTGTCCGCCGCCACCCCCGCCACCCATAAATAAATTACGAGTACCGTCTTTGTTATAGCCGTTAAATTTGCTTGGGACGATCATAATTTAATCCTCATTACTTGATGGGTAACTTCTAACCCAAACTTCTCATACATGTTAACCAAAGAACCCCTAGCCCATACTTGCGCTTTTGTGGCCCCATGGAGTTTCATCCATTTATACATCTCTGCAATAACGTGTGGGCGCATAATTCCTTTGCCACCCATCAAGTTACCGTGTCCAATTCTTTCACGAGGGTAGTCGATAAAGTCCACCGCCGCTGCGCCTGTTATGCCTTCTCCCGGCTCGTCCCACACTACTAAATAAGTACGTCCTGTGCGAACTGCATACTCAACTTGCTCAATAGTTATTTCACTAGGGTCAAGGTCAATTGCTTTTTGCAAAAGAGGGGCGGCAACAGGCCATACTTCTGGTAATTGGGTAGGACTAATTTGGTAAAAGGGCATGTTTATTTAGGCATGTATTTTCTAGCGTTAATCTGCTTACCCTGTTTAGGGTTGCCAGTACGCGCTTTGCGTACCTTGTTCATCATCGCATGAAGTTGTTTAGCGCCAGCTTCTGTAGAGCCGTTGCCCAAATGTGACACCACATCAGCTGGGATTACAAACTCACCATCTGCAAGTCGAGCGGGTTGGCGTCTGTTAATAGTTGCAGGGATGTTGTCTGACATTCCGTCGCCGGGGCCCTTGAGCAGTCGTGGGTTTCCGCCAGCAGCATAACCGCCCAAGCTTGATTGCATGATACCGCCACTAGCTGCTTCTACGTCGTCGCTTTGCTTTCTAGGCTTAACTGAGGCCATCTGCAACTGACCCATCGGTGTGGGACGCTTAGCGGCAGGGGGAGAAACGTAAGCGCGTTGATTAACTTTGGCTTGACGAATCTGAGCAGCAGTCAATGCATCCTGATAGCGGGTATCGGGGTCTTGGTCGTAATAGATACCTACGTCAGCAGACCTCGCAGGGGCTGCTTGCGGCTTACCAGCCAACATTTTTTGATAGCTCTCAATAGAGTCAGAGAGGCTACCGCCTCTGGCATATTCAGGCACATCGCCACCTTCATCGTATCCTACAGGAATATCGTAAGACTCAGTGCCCATAATGCCGCCACCTGCCGCATAGCGAGGTCTGTACTGAAAATTTGCCGGGTTAGCACTGCCCGCTTGAAAATTAGGCGACAGCTTGTACTTAGACAAAGGACCGTCGTATTTGTCTTGATTAAACGTAGCGGCATTAGGGTTCAAAAGACCAAGAGCGCTAGCGCCCATGTATGCGCCTGTCATTGCAGTGAACGGATTCTTTTCTGCAAACTTTACAGCTTTGTCAAATCCGGCCTCAAGCCCTGAAGGAGGCGGAAGAACTGTAGTCATTGGCGTAGTAGGGGCAGCCATGCTTTCTAAACTCGTACCAAGACGCATACCTTGTCCGCCAGTGGGAGCGTTTAGTTGATACTGTAATGGGCCTTGACCGGGAGCAGTGGAGGGATTAAAAAAGCCGGGGCTAGCGCCTTGAGGGCCAGCAACACTACCTTGAAAATTTGGCACTGGCTCAAAATTGGGTACAGGAGAAGTAGTAACATTTTGAAGGCTTTTAATACCCGCACTTGGATCCGCCGAAGCAAGCTGAACTGAAGGCCCTCGGCTAAGGTTTTCTACATTCTGAAGTTGTTGCTCAAATCCGGGAGGAAGTCCAGAATTCATAGCAGCGCTTTGAACTGCCTCTGCTGTAAGGGGGGCGTTTGCAGCAGCCCCTTCAATCCCCAGAATACCGGCTTGTGCAGTTTGTTGAACAGCGGCTTGTTGAGCAGCGGCAGCGGCGGCAGTTTCAGCGGCGGCAACAGAAGCGGCTTCAGCGGCGGCTATTTTAGCAGCTTCGGCGGCGGCGATTTCAGCGGCGGTAGCGGCGGCAACTTCAGCGGCAAGTACTTCTGCTCCAAATATAGCAAGCATTGGCATATTAAAACTCCTTGATTTCTGGCGACTCTAGTCCTGTGCCGCGAAGGTTATGTAAACAACATAGCGTCACGTCATCCGTCAGCGCCATGAATGCGTGCTTCTTGCCCGCAGGTATTGTAATAACAGCAGGAGCATCAAACCGCCCCATAGACTCGCCATCTTGCCAAGCTTCTACAGCGCCATGCGATATCAACGTTACGTGAGGGTGAGTATGGACATGCTGAGATAAAACAGTCTTAGATTTTGGAATCGTATAGGAACGGACCCAGATGTCGTCTACTTCGACAAACTCCACATAGTCAAGTTCAATCTTCTTGTACTTAGGGTTTTCACTAATAGCGTCGATGTCCATGTATTTGCTCTAGGTTATTGATGTCGATATTATGGAGTAACTGTACCAACTGCGCCAGTACTTGTTACGCCTGTTAGGCTACTAGTTATCGTGCCGCCAACAGGACCAACCGATCCAACTGCGCCCGCACCTTGAACACCAGACAATTGAACTGGAACTTTAATGCGTAGCAAGTTGCTGCCAGTCTGCAAAGTACCGCCTTGCGTATCCCTGTATACATCGCCTAACCGCAAATTGTCGTAGTCGGCGTCGGTAGGTAGGGTCCCCAAATCTAAATTTAACTTAGCTAAGTTAAGCTGTTGAATTGCGTTAATCTGATTAAAAAACAACCTTAGTACGTTGGTGTACTGATTCATGAACGTTTGATCGTACTGCGTAGGGGCTGCCGGTACGTTTGGCGTATTTTGGTTTTGCAACATGCCCATGGTTTATCTCCTACCGTCCTGACGAATGTCAATACGGGGCGCACCAAGTTGCCATGTTGTACCTAAATCAGCCGATGAAATTTTAAATATTAACTGACGGCCTCGGGCACGGGTGTAAATTTGACCTGTAAATTGCTCAGTAATTACATACGTAGAACTCTTAACAACCGGGGCTGAAGCAGTGCTAGTAACGCCAGAGCCTGAGTTCTGCAACGGATACAGAGTCATAGTGACTTGGGGCGTGACACTACTAGAAGAACCAGAGAATGTCAGGTCAGGTAGGATGCGCCACACAAAACCAAAGTTGTGTCCGTCACCAATGTCAAACTCAGATGAAGAGATATTTGCCGCAATAGGCAGTACGGCATTTGGGTCTTCAGCGTCGTCTACACCGTCTTCATGCTGAACAATCTTGCCGTTGTATGTTGTAGCGATTGGGTATGAAAGCAGCCCAGAATCTAGCCAAGCTGTTCGCGCCATTGTGCCGTAGTACCAAACGTTTTCAAGGTAGTTATACACTACGTAGCGGTCAACAGCTGTACTGTTAGCAGAGCAATAAAACCACCAGACTTCGTTAAAGCCTTCGTTGGTGCTTGCATACACTTGTTGGCTTTGTAAGGCGTTAAAGTCTTGGAAAATATAACGACGCAGGTCACAGTTGAGTGTCTGTACGCGACCATCGTATTTGTAAAATTTATCTACGCCCATCCAGAAAATAACGCCAGAGGCAAGCGCCACAGCATTAGGTCCAGAAATAGAAACATTGTCTCCAAGCAGTTGAGAACTCCACACAAATGGGGGGCCAACATACTGCATTGAATACAAAGCCGTGTCAGTAAATACTATAATTTCTTGGCGGGTTTGAATAGCTGTAACAATTTCAGAGCCGTGCGAAAGCTGCAAACTACCTGCTTGGTTGGTAATTGAGGGTGTCCACGTAAATGGGTCTTCTTGCCCAGACCACCTAATTAGCATTGGGTTAAGCACGGTGCTGCTGTAGTCATTTGTACCAAACACCAGAATAAAACGAGAAGTGTCAGACACAATAAGATTGTTTTGGACTATAGGGCAATCATCATCGCCTACATCAGCTAAATTGATGCCTTTAGCAGAAATAAATTGTAAGCCAGACTGACCACCAGAAGTTGTAATAGGTGTACCGTTAATTGTCAAAGACACATTAAATGTAGTGCCTGTAGAGTTCACCACAAAATAAACTACGCCAACAGTCAATCCAGTAGGTAATGCGCCTGTAGAAGTAAATGAAATTGTTGTTCCGTTAGGTAAAGAAAACCCAACAGGTAGAGTAATAACACCCGGCGCAGCAATACTAATTGTAGTTTGAATAGGTGAATAGCCTACGTTAGCGCTCCAATAATAAAGTCCTTGGCCACGGGGTCCATAAACTAAATCTTCACCAAAGTTTTGTTGGTTCCAAATATAAAGAGAAGTAGGAACCGCTACACCATTTCCCCATGTACCACCACCCCAAGGCCCAGCACCCCAGCCGGTTAACGGAACTTGATATGTGTTTCCAGTGTTAGTTTCATACTGCGTTACAACCGTACCGCCGCCAGGAGAACCTGAGACGTCCGTTGCATTTGCAGTGGCGGATACAGTAATTGTATAGTTGTCGTCATCAATAAATGCAATTTGGAAAGTTCCAGTTAGAACAGCCGCTGTGATGTTACCGCCAAGACCTGTAATACCCGATCCACTATAGATAACAGTATCATTATTCAGACATCCATGATCTACTTCAGTAATTCTTATAACGCTTGAACCTAAAGTTGCAACAAAAGGATTAGTTAATGTGAGTGTTTTACGTATAGGGGTGATGTTGTAATAAGCGCCGCCTTTAAGGATGTAGAAGTACAAATTAGTTCCAACACCGACTAGGCTTTCACCAGCTAAAGTAACCCAATTCCATAAAGAGCGGCATACGCCTTGGAACGTATCAAAAGCAAACGAAGTCCAACCACCAATTTTTTCTGGGTTGCCTTGACGAAAACGAATTTTGTCACACTCGTACCAGCCGCCTTCGGTGGTGTAGCGTGTGTTTTCTCGGTTGACGCCCGGCTTAAATAGAATTTTGGATAATGGCATTGGTCAATCCAGTAAGGCGCACTCAGCAGTGCGGCGTTTTAATAAGCCCGGCAATACCTTGCCGCCACCTTTAGTCCAGAGCATCAGTTGTTCTTTTGCGCCTTCCCAATCATTGGCGTTGATTTTCCTCTTTAACGTAGAGGTTTGCAAGCGCCCAACGCCTAAATTGTAGGCAAAGTCCACGATGGCATTGCACTTACGTTCATCAATAAGCAAACCGGGGCAGTTACGTAGAACACCGGGTAGATATGTGTGTTCTAACTCAATCATCAAAAGCGCTCGCGCCGTGGGTTCATCCATCGGGGCATCTTCCAAAGTTACTTTGCGCTTATCTGCGTAGTAGGTAGAACCGTAGCCAATCGTGGCTACGTTGGCAGGGCACAAGTACGGCTTGGAGCGAAAGCCCTCAAACCGTCTGCACATCTCTGCGGCTAGTTCTAAGTTCATAACCCACGCTTGGCTAAAGTACGATCAAGGAACCAGAAGTTAATTGTTCCGGCAAGCAGTGCTGAGAAGTCAGGTGACATCATTATCTTGAACACTTCTACGGGGGGAGCGCCAGTGATCCACGCGTTCCATGCAAACCATACGTGGATAAAGCTCCACACAAACAAAACCCAGTAAGTTACGACTGGCCTGACTGACGCAGATAAAGATGCAGCCCAACCACCAGCGGCTTTGACCATTGTGGCTTGTTGTTCTATGGCAGATTGAAACGCATCCATTACGCCTACGTCAATAGCGGCTTCCCGCTGTGCGCCTATCTCAGCCAACTTCTGCTGACCACGCAGTGTCTCTAGTTCGCATTGGCGTGTAAACATTAACAGTTCATGCTGGCGCTCATTCTTCTTGTCAAAGAACTTCAGCACCTCGGGGGCCATGCGGAACAAGCCGCCAAACACTGAGCCTAAAATACCACCACTTAGAATATCAAACATTGGATTCCTTTATCGTAAACATCAAGTTCTTGTGCGCGGGGTAATTTACAATTACTTCACCCTCGGGGCACTTGTATTTAATGTGAGCCATTAACGTAGCAACGCCGGGTGTTACCTGCGTGGTGGTATCGAGCGTAAACTTGTACCCAAACTTGTCCACTGTGTCGCTGGCTGGGCCTGAAAACGTTGCAATGCTAGGTTTGGCTGGGTGTACAACCAATTCAGAATCCCGCACCTCTATTTTAAATGACGTAACTTCGCAGTTATCTCTGAGCTTTTGACGAGCCACTACAACCTTAAATTCGCCATTTGCAGGCGCATCGGATATTTGAAAGTGCTCTGGCGACCACTTGAGGATGTCTTTATGGAACACACCAAACTTATCAGCAAGTGTGTAACCACCACCAATCATGGCAGTTGAGGCAGTTACTGCGCCAATAATCTTGGTGTAATACTCAAGTTCCATATCAACCCCAACTCCATGCAATCATGTACGTGCCAAAGATGACGAAGGCCACTATACAGGCCGCCGCAATGAATGCTTCAGCCCAGTTCCACATTTTTAATCCTGTTATACAACGTATTGAATTGTGATTTGGCCAGCATTACCGTTTGTTCCAGAAACATTACCATCCCCATATCCACCAGCACCGGGGCCATTTGAGAACGCAGTACCAGTTGGAAAGCCCTTACCTGATGCACCGGGTGTGCCAGCAGTACTACCTCCAACAGCAGTACCGGTTCCACCAGTAATATTGTAAATAGTCCCACCCGTAGCAGAACCACCCGCACCACTACCTGAACTGCCAGCACCTCCACCACCTGTTGCTGAAATTAAAGATACCGCGCTTCTTACAATTTCACTAGTGCCACCAGCAGTTCCACCATTAGGATACGGTTGACCACCTGTACCGCCAGCACCTACAGTAATTGTTAAAACCTGCCCCGCAGACACTGCAATAGAGCCATAAGCAAAACCTCCACCGCCTCCACCTCTAGCGGAGGAAATACCTACTCCACCGCCTCCGCCAATGACTTCACATAGTATGCTTGTAACTCCTGTGGGAACTGTAAAAGTAGTTGATGAAGTGTACGTATTGGTTGTTAAAACTGCGCCACTACCTGTCGTTGCAATGGTTTGATTAGGCCAAGAACCTGTAACTGAAATATTACTGCCAGCAACAATAGATGGTGAAGTTGTACCTGTGCCGCCGTTAGCAATTGGTAACGCAGTGCCAGACAAAGTAACCGCCAACGTACCGCTTGTTGTAACGGGCGAACCTGCTACAGACAAAAATGTTGGAACAGTCATGCCCACAGAAGTTACCGTACCAAAACCACTACCGGCAGCGTTAATAGTTTGGTTAGGCCATGTACCTGAAATAGTGACGCTTGTACCAGCAACAAGCGAAGGTGTGGCTGTGCCTGTACCGCCGTTGGCAACAGGAACTATACCTGTCAAACTAACATTAGGCGTTGTACCACCACTTGAAGCCAAGGGTGAAGAAGCTGTTACTGCTGTGACTGATCCACTGCCACCAGATGAGTTAATTGTCTGGTTTGGCCATGTACCTGAAATAGTGACGTTTGTGCCTGCTACTAAAGCAGGTGTGGTTGTACCCGTACCGCCGTTGGCAATAGGCAAAGTTCCTGTTACGTTGGTAGCTAAATTGGTAAACGTAGTTGACGTAGTGCCCGTACCGCCATTAGCGATAGGCAATGTGCCTGTTACGTCAGTGGTCAGCACAACGGGGTTACTGACAATCTTTACAAAGTCTGAACCGTTCCAAGCAATTAAGGCTTTTGTTCCAGATGGAATAGTGACACCAGTTGTAGGGCCGGAGCCGCGAACAACAATTGAGCCTGTGCCCGCATTGATGACTAAATAGGCTTTACTTTGCGCAGGGGCTGTAATGTTACGTGTGGTTGCGCCATTACTTGCAGTCCACAAGATAACTGCATTACGCGCTTGGTTAGCCGCTCCGTTGGTTGTGGAGAGAGTGACGTCAGCATCAGCAGAGAGCGTAGTTGTGCCCGCCACCGCAGAGTCAATAAGCGACGTGATGGAGTCATTAACAGTCGTACCCCATGTACCCGACAAGTCTCCAGTGGTTGGCAGCGCTAAACCAAGGAGGGGTGAGAAATTAGTTACTGCCATGATTACTCCTTATACGGATGCGGCTTGCAATGGTGCAAGGTCTTCGTTTGTCCAATAGTCTTTAGCCAACATGATTTTCAAATGTTCTTTATTGCGTGATAGGCAATCAGCCCATTCAGCATCAGTCATGTTCTCTGGCTTGCCACCATTGATTAGGTTGACGCTATCCATTGCGGCTTTATAGTGCTGTGCAATTTGTGCGGGGGTTTGTGTATCAATCATAATTTTCCTTTAAAGATTAGCGGCATCAAGTCGTGCCTTGAGTGAATCGTTTTCAGCTTTGAGTTCCTTGATGGCGTTAATTGCGTACCAAATCAAGTTATCCGTATCAACAGACATAACACCTGTGGATTCTGTCTTTACGCACTCAGGTAAAACGGCTTGTAGTTCTTGTGCAATTACGCCAAGTTGAATACCTGATTTTTGGATGGCGTTAGATGCGTCAAGTTCGGTAACTTCTTCTGGCAGACGGTACTCAAAGTTGCGAACCTGAATCTGCGTCAGTTTTTCTAAACCTGAGTTGTTGTCAACGATGTTCTTTTTGAGGCGCTGGTCAGATGTTGTTGTCCATGTGGTTGTGTTCCCTCCGTTATACATAGCACCACCACCCGGAGAAATAAATCCAGTAGAATTACCTTTACCAGTAAGAGTTGAACCACCAGCACACCCAATTACTATTTCATTTGAATCTCCAGCAGCGCCTAGATTTATTGCATGACCAATGCAAATATTATCGTCTCCAGTTGTTCCATTGCCATTTGCAGCCGCACCCAAAGACGTATTTCTAACGCCAGTGGTTATTGCGTTTCCAGAATTATGACCTATTGCACAGTTTGAATTTCCAGTTGCATTAGTAAGTGCTTGATAACCAAAAGCTGTACTGTTATTGGATGTGGTATTTGAATAAAGTGCTTTATAACCTACAGCAGTCATTGCCACGGCTGTGGTGTTGGATTCAAGGGCTTGATTTCCAACGGCAACATTATAATCACCAGTTGTATTTCCAAATAAGGCAGTTCTTCCAATAGCAACATTGGCTGAACCTGTGGTGTTGGAATACATAGCCTGTCGCCCAACTACTGTCAATCCTTCTCCAGTTGTGTTGCTATAAGCCGCTTGATGACCTACGGCAGTTGAAAAAGATGCTGTGGTGTTTGTGTAAAGTGATTGGGAGCCAACAGCCGTATTAGTTGCGCCAGTTGTATTGGCTTGCAGGGCATAATGACCAGTAGCGGTGTTGTCAGATGCTGTGGTGTTGGCAACAAGCGCGCCATAGCCAACTCCGACATTGTTATTTCCCGTGGTCTGAAGTGCAAGTGCGTATGCGCCAACACCTACATTATATTGGCCCGTAGTGGTAGCCCCTAACGCATTAAAACCAACAGCGGAATTTTCAGTGCCAGTTGTATTTGCATCTAATGCGGCATAACCTACGGCAGTGCTACCAGATGCAGTGGTGTTAGCCGCAAGAGCGCCAGTCCCAAAAGCTGAGTTATAGTTGCCTGTTGTGTTGAATCTTAAAGGTGGAAGTATAGTACCATTGTAAGTACCAAATCCTGAGTTTCCTGTACCTGTTGTATTTGCGTACAAAACAGAGTTTCCAAACGCGGCAATGCTTCCAGTGGTGTTACTACCACCCGCACTTGCACCAAAAAGGTCAACTAATCCAGATGTGTTGACTAATCCTGCTTGATTACCAAAAGCAGAAACACTCTGCGCAGTATTTACATTTAATGCCTGATAACCATAAGCCGCTATACCGTTTGCACTACTTTGATTGCCATACACAGTACCCAATGCAGTAGGCGTAGCGGCAGAAGCACCAGCGGTAGCCCATGTTGGAGCCGCACCTGAACCAGCAGATGTCAATACCTGACCGTTTGTTCCAGTTGAATTGCCAGAACCTACACCTAAAGCTCCAGAAGTATTGAGCGTTAAGCCTGTAGTGCCGTTGGACTGCAACGCCAAAACACCAGTGGAATCTGCGCTCGTCTTTAGCCCAGCTGAGCCGGACACTACGCCATTGTCAGAATTAACTGTGCTTGCCATAATTTATTTCTTTCAATTAAACAAAATAAGTTGCTCCAAAACTCCAGTTTTGATTATTTGCTGAAGAACTTATTGATAAGTTTTTTCATTTTGAGTTCCTTTAAATATAAAGTGCATTACCTAAAACATAGGTATTTGTAGCAAAAACAGTTGCTTGGTAATTGATACCAGAACCTAAAGAGTTTGTTGTGTTAAAAGCTATTTGAGTTGAATTATCTATATGGCTAACTATAGAATAAAAGTTTGAAGCTACACCTGTTGCATAACTTACAACACCTTGACCGCCAGTAGTAGCGTTGTATGGCAATCCCGTCATAAACGTAGTAGAACCTGTTCCAATTGCTGTATTTCTTAGTTGAAATCTTATATTGATAAGACGACCAATTTTTGTGTATGTTCCAGCTTGAATATCATAAGTTGCTGTACCACCAAGTGTAGGTGTCCAAGTACCTTCTTCATAGTCGTCTAGCGTGTTAGCGTCCGTGGAATCTGACATACTTGCGGGAAAAGTGATGCCCGCACCAGAGGCAGAGGCAGTAGCACCTCCAACTCCAATTGTTGTAGTAAATGATGGAGTGGTTAAACTTGCGCCAGCAGCTACCCATGTAGGAGCAGAAGCGCCATTGCTTTGCAGAATCTGACCAGCAGTACCCGCCGCTGTGTTGGCGTAGGTTGTCCCGTCACCGTATGTGACGCCGCCAGCCGTTGGCGTGTTGTTACCTGTGATCGTTACTGCCATGATTAGGCTCCTTGTCGTGCCGCTTGAGCCGCAGCCTGTGCAGCTTGATAAGCCGCAATAACTTCAGCAGTCCAAGCCGCATTGCAGATTGCAGTTAGTTTGACAACATCAGCATCAGAGATTGCTGAATAGTTCTCTGTTGCCATGTGTGTATTTACAGCACCAATCTGAGCATTGATGTCAGTTGCAGGAGGTAATGTTGTTCGGTGATTACCAATTACATCTCCATCACTAGAGAGTTTGTGCATACGCACTTGGACAGTTCCATTGCTGGTAACTTCGATTTGCTCAATAATTAATTGTTTAGCCATGATTGTTCCTTATGCAGTTGTGTAAAAGAAAGCCATATTAAATGTCTTGGCTCCACTTGAAATTCCAGACCCACCAATAAACCAAATATATGCAGTAGTAGTGTTATTGTTCTGAACAGCACCAACCGCCACAGCATCCACATAAACTGAACCTGACGAAACTCCAGTAGAAGTTGCGGTTAATGGTAGTGTCACAGTAAATCCAGTAGCAGAAGCACTAGAGGTAACTGTTCCTGCTATAGATGCCTCGACAAGCACCTCTCTGCCAATTTTTGTATATTTGGCATAGGTAACAGATAAAGAAGTAGTGTTTACCGCATTGGCTATTGTTGGCGTATAAGTACCTTCTTCATAATCATCTAGCGTATTAGCGTCTGATGATGCTGATTGAGTTGCGGGGAATGTGATGCCAGAACCGCTTGTTGATGGGGTAGCGTTACCAACAGAAATAGTACTGATAAACGTAGTAGTCTGGTTTGCGTTAAATGTTGCGGCTGTTGTAGTCCCATTGGTCTGAAGAACCAATGCGCCCGTTGTATCTCCTGTGCTAACCAGCGCGGTTGTCGTTGTTGTTCCTGCTGCAATCGTGCTCATATAACTACCCACCTTTGACCGCTTGGTACTGTAAATGCCGACCCAGAACTGATTGTAATAGGCCCAACACTAAAACCATTCTTACCAGTTGTCAGTGTATACGTGCCAGTCAATGTAGTGTAGTTCTCAGTGACCACGCCAGCAGCCGCAAATGAAGACATCTCCGCTGGGTACGTTACAAACACATCTTTAGTACCTGCACTAAAGTTGACGAGCGACCCTGAGTTGCTAGAAGAAAAGACAGTTGTACGGGCTAATGTTGTACCAGAAGATGTGTACGTGCCAATACCAACTTCCCACTCAGTACCAGATTGAGCCGCAATTGTGTAGTAAGTTGTGTTGTCGTTGCCTATAGCCGCAAAAGATTGAAACCCGGTAGATGCGCCGTTAAGCGTCACTGTCCCCGTACCAGTTGTGGTGGTGGTTTCTTTTACTCGGTCTGCTACAACAAAAGCCATATTATGTCCTTACACAACCATCTCAACTTCAACCCAGTTAGGCGTCTGTGAGTCGTCTATATTTTGCCAGTTTGGAGTCTCGCTGTCATCTATTGTTGTCCAATAAAAATAATTCATTATGCCAACCTGACCTCTAGCTGAAACTCCGCTTAACGCTACCGTCCTGCTTGACCCAACTGACCCAACACTTCCTGTAGCCTGTACGCCGTCTTCAGTTGGGCTATTAGTTTCTGTAACATCACCAACTGCGCCAGTAGCTTCAACACCGGTTAGCGCAACAGTTCTAGTAGTACCTACACTACCAACCAAGCCTGTAGCTACAACACCCGTTTCGGTTGGGCTGTTAGTTTCAGTAACATCACCTACCTCACCAGAAGCCGCCACTCCATTAAGCGCCGCAGATTTGGAGAAGATTATGATGCCCACTGCACCCGCAGCCTCTACACCAGTCAACGCAACTGTGCGGCTAGAAGTTAAGCTACCAACTGCGCCAATAGCTTCAACACCTTGAAGCCCTGCTTCAACACCAGCAACACCAACCGAGCCTTCTTCGCCGTTAGCTTCAACACCAGTCAATGCAACCGTGATAGCTGTGCCAACGCTACCTACCGAGCCTGTAGCTACAACGCCTGTTTCTACAGGCGCATTAGTCTCAGCAACATCGCCTACTGCTCCACTTGCTTCAACACCCGTTAAAGCAACAGTTATGCTAACGGTTACGGTACCTACGTCGCCTACCGCTTGAACCCCGGTCAACGTTTCTGTTTTAGCAAAATCTACTGTACCAACTGCACCTGAAGCTGCCACGCCAGTCAAAGCAATTGTACGTTCTCCAACCGCAACTGTACCTACCTCGCCAGATGCCGTAACTCCTGTTAACTCAACAGAGCTAACTTCCGTGACTGTTCCTACCGCGCCAGATGCCTGAACGCCGGTAAGAGCAACAACTATTGTTTGCCCCGCAAGCGAGGCAAACGGCGCTTCGGCAAATGCGGAGATACCGAACATGGCTACTCCGGTGAGTTACCCCACCGGCCCTATTAGGTTGTAGCCAGACGAATCAAAGCAGTCGAAGTTGTATTCGCAGGCATGGTAAGAGTAAACGTACCAGCAGTAATTGTCTGTGAACCGAAAGTATGGACGCTCACCGCTTTATTGCTTTGCGTTGAGTTGTAGATCAACACGGCATCAAAAGCTGTAGACAATGTTACGCCGCTATAGGTAATACTGGCTGAAGGTGTGACAAATGCAACGCCCGCAGTAACAGAAGAGTTAGTAGCCGTAGGTGGGGTTCCAAATGTAACCGCAACACCGCCCGCAGAGTAACCAGTACCAGTTACTTCGCCGGAAGTTCCATAGGCGGTAGTACTAGCATTTTGCGTAGCTGACGCTAAAAACAGTGCGGCTTTAAACGAATCAGTTGCGCCGCTTGCGCGAACGGGGGCAGTACCAAAGTTATGGGTGGCAGTCATTAACTCACCCATAAAACTAGTCGTCATTGCTTGTGTATTTGCCATATTAGGCTCCTTAGTTAAAAGATGCCGCTTCAGCAGCTAGTGTTACAGATTGTTTCAGGGCGACATGGGCAGAGCGGTGAACAAGTTCGCCATCCAGCCAATACTCGACCCAAGTCGTGTGTTCGTTGTCATTATCTAATGAACCCTCTCGCTTTTCAAGCAAAGATTCATCCATTTCGCCTTTGGTGGTTGTGACCAATGCCATGTTTTCTCCTATACAAGTCTAATGAGTGCAGCCGTGCTAGTGTTAGCAGGCATCGTTACAGTGAAAGTGCCAGTCGATGTTATGTTATTCCCAAAGTCCAGAACACAAACAGCGCCATTGGCCCCGGCTTTATAAATCAACGCGCCACGAGCCGTAATTGCACCAGTCCACGCTGGGCTGGAAAAATTAACGTAAATGGTGCTGCTGTTTGAACTAAGCGCAGTATTGACCGTTGCCGTTACTACCAGCCCACCAGCCGCATAATTGCCGCCGGAAGTTTCACCATCAGATGTGTAGGCCGTAGTAAGCTGATTCAAAGTAGCAGAATTGGTATACAGCGCCAAATAGAACGTGTCAGTTGAAAAATTCAACGTCCCGTTAATCAAGCCAGTCCGCAACGTATTGCAGGAATAGTTACCTGTAAAAGCCATCAGGTCACCGCCTGTCTATATTGACCAGAACGATAGGCATCCTGACGCTCCATACCATCACCCAAACGTTTAGCTTGTGCAAGGGCTTCTTTGTATTTGCCGTCGTACAAAGCAAGCATGTCTGTTTCGCCCTTCATGTAGGTATAAGCCTCAACCAGTGAGCCATA